TTTATAGTCGAGTCAACAAAATGATCGGACACATTGCCAACCAACAACAACTGGCGAGAAAAGAGGAGTTGGACAGAAAGAAGGCAATTGAATGGCAACGAAGACAGGCTATAAACAAAATTCAACACAGGGTGCTAATCGGGGGAATAACTATCCTAATGATCCTGTGGGCGTGGATGATGATTCTAACGATGACTCTTTCTACGTCATTGTGATTGTGATCCTGTTATGCGTGATCTTGTTCTTTATGCCAGTCCTCATGTGGATGTACATGGATGTAAGGCAGACTGAGATCAAGGTGCAGAAATTGATTAAGAAGTTGGAGAATAAATAATGTTGACGCTACTAAGCACTTTAATATCGTTCTTGATGGGTGGACTACCCAAGTTGCTTGACTTCTTTCAAGACAGAAGTGACAAGGCGCATGAGCTTGATCTTGCAAACCTCCAGATTCAACGTGAGCTAGAGATGCGTAAAGCTGGGTTTGAGGCACAAGAACGGGTGGAGCAAATACATACCGAACAGATGCAGATACAAGCCGCTTCAGCCACGCAACAGTTCCAGTTACAAGAACGCCAAGCTCTGTACGCTCACGATATTGCCATTGGTCAAGGCGCGTCTACATGGGTGATTAACGCCAGAGCAATGGTGCGTCCTACGTTGACTTACGGGATGTTCCTCCTTTTGGTGTTTGTAGATGTGGTGGGTTTCATGTATGCTTGGCACAGCAACGTCCCATTTGCAGACTGTTTAGATCAGTTATGGGACAACGATACCCAGTTAATCTGGGCTTCAATCGTTGCATTTTGGTTTGGCTCTCAGGCGTTTGAGAAGAAATGAACGTATCTGACAAAGCCATTTCAGTCATTAAACACCACGAAGGGGTGCGGTTTAGACCGTACAGATGCCCCGCTAAACTGTGGACAATAGGAGTAGGACATGTACTTTACCCAGATCAAGGCAAAATTCCTTTGGATCAAAGAGACAGCTATCAACTTAAAGAACAAGATAATAAACAGTTTAGCCCAGAAGAAGTAGATGGAATTCTCAAGTTTGACCTTGACAGATTTGAGCGAGGCGTGGGTAAACTTTGCCCGATACCCCTTACACAAGGGATGTTCGATAGCCTTACTTCTTTTAGTTTTAACGTCGGACTGGGGACACTCCAGCGTTCAACGCTTCGTCAAAAATTGCTTAGAGGCGATAAAGCGGGTGCGGCTGAAGAACTCTTGAAGTATTGCATGGCTGGGGGTAAAATCCTCAAAGGGCTACAGAATCGTCGCATAGACGAGCGTGCCATGTTCTTAGCATAGGAATATCATGCCACTACAGAAAGTCGTCTTCAAGCCCGGGGTCAATAGAGAAAACACTCGATACACAAACGAGGGTGGCTGGTATGAGTCTCAGAATGTTCGTTTCCGTCAAGGCACGCCTGAAAAGATTGGCGGTTGGACGCAGTACACAGGGTATACGTTCTTAGGTGTTTGCCGATTGCTTTGGAACTGGATTACAGTAGACAACATTAACTATTTGGCAGTAGGTACAAATTTAAAGTTTTACCTGACATACGGCACAGACTACTATGACATTACACCTATTAGAGTTACCGCAACTCTAGCCAGCCCATTTACTGCTGTTACCATATCTCCTTTTAGCTCAACCATTACTGTCAATACAGTTACGGCACACGGAGCTATTACGGGAGACTTTGTAACTTTTAGTGGAGCCACAGGCTTAGGTGGCAATATCACTGCCGCAGTATTAAATTATGTAAAAGGGTATCAAATTACCGTTACAAGCTCAACAACTTATACATTTACCGCAACCGCTACATCCAATGCAAGTGACACAGGAAATGGCGGTACAGTAACCGCAGCCTACCAACTCAATACTGGTGCAGCGTACCAAATTCCATATAACGGTTGGGGTGCGGGTTCATGGGGGCAAAGTGGTACAACGTGGGGCAATGGCGGCACATCTATTACAAACATTCAATTGTGGAACGCCTATAATTTTGGCGAAAACTTACTATTTGGCCCCCGTGGTGGGGGTCTTTATTATTGGGTTGCAGGTTCAGGCACAGTCAATACCGCTAATCGCGGTGTGCTTTTAAATAGTTTAGGTGGCGCTGTTACCTTTACCTACGCATCCCCAACCGTAGTTACATTTACTATTCCTTTGACTGAAGGCACAGCCGTTCAGTTCAATACCACAGGGGCTATGCCTACTGGAGTGACAGCAAGTACTACATACTATCTGTATAACGTACAAGGTTTAACGGCTAATCTTTTAAATAGTTCAGGCGCTGTGGTCAATACGTCTTCTACGGGTTCATTGTGTTACATATCCAAACTTGTGGATGTACCCTTGTTTCAAAACTATATTATTGTGTCAGACGCTTCTAGGTTTGCTATTGTGTTTGGAACAAACGATTACGGTTCTAGCACAATTGATCCAATGCTTATCAGGTGGTCAGATCAAGAAAACCCATACGAGTGGACACCCGATGCCACAAACCAAGCGGGCAGTATCCGGCTGTCCCACGGCTCACAAATTCAATCAGCCATCCAAACTCGTCAAGAGATTATTGTTTTGACCGATCAAGCGGTCTATTCATTCCAATATGTGGGTGCTCCTTACTACTGGAAGACGCAGTTGATGGGGGACAACATCTCCGTCATTGGTCAAAACTCAGTTGCTCTTGCGTCTGGCGTGATCTACTGGATGGGCAAAGACAAGTTCTATATGTACGATGGTCGTATCAATACGCTCAATTCTGATCTTCGTAAGTTTGTATTCCAAAATATTAACCAGACCCAGAACCAGCAAGTCTACGCTAGTACCAGTGAAGCCTACAATGAAGTATGGTGGTTTTACGTATCGGGATCAGGTAATGAAATTAACGCTTATGTGGTCTATAACTACCTTGAAAAGCTTTGGTACTACGGCACAATGGGCAGGACTGCGTGGCTAGATTCCGGCCTGTTACCCAACCCAGTTGCGGCTACGTACACTGGTTATGTTCTTAATCAAGAGACAGGTGTTGACGATGTTTCAACAGGCACTGCGGTATCTATTCCAGCTTATATTTCTTCTTCAGAGTTTGATATTGGTGACGGGCATAATTTTGCTTTCGTGTGGAGAGTACTTCCTGACTTGACTTTCTCGGGTTCCACAAGCAACACAAGCCCAGAAGCCACAATGACGCTTTACCCCATGTACAACTCAGGTTCAGGTACAAACAACCCCGTAGCAAACACTGCTTACAGCGTAAGTCTAAGTGCAAACCCTGAGACATTTACAGGCGAAGTCTACACACGGGTACGTGGACGGCAATTGATTATCAAGATGGCATCTGACAAAATAGGTACAACTTGGCAGTTGGGCGCCCCGAGGCTAGATATCCGTCCTGATGGGAGGAGATGACTTTGGCACAACAACCGATCATCAATCCGCCAGTACCAAACTTGCCTTTGGGTACAGAGGCGTACGAGCGTCGCTATCAAGATCAGTTTGCCAACGTCTTGCGTCTATATTTCAATCAGCTCAACAATGCCTTAAACGTAATTATCAATAACTACACAGTTGGCACTACGGTGTATACAGTAGCTACATTACCCAGTGCGGTTACATCAGGTGCGGGCACAAGAACTTTTGTATCGGATTCTTCGGTGACTACTTTTAATACAACGGTAGCTAGCGGTGGGGCAAACACAGTGCCTGTATTCTCCAATGGAACCAACTGGAAAGTAGGCTAATATGATAAACTCTAACTTATTTACGGGGAAAATATGAGTCTCCAACACGTAGCCAATCACTTAGCACAACAAGGTCGTGGCAACGACAAAATGCTTGTGCACATGACCCCCAGCGAAGTTTCTGGATTGCGTAGCCTTGCTCAAGCCAAAGGTGGAGATTTAACCGTCAACCCACACACGGGTTTACCCGAAGCTGGTGCTTTAGATGACCTTATTAAAGTTGCCGCGCCTATAGCGTTGGGTGCTTTGCTTGGCCCCGCTGGTTATGGTTTATCTTCAATGATGGCAGGTGTTGCTACGGGCGGCATTATGACTCTGGCCACTGGTAGCTTGTCTCGTGGACTCATGGCCGGATTGGGTGCTTATGGCGGGGCAGATTTGGCAGGAAGTTTAGCCACTGCCGGAGAAGCTACGCTTAGTACTGGCGCAGGATTAACTGGCGCTAATGCAATAGGTCAAGAAGCAGGGGCTGCGGCATTAGAAAGCGCGGGTACTGCGGGACAACAAACATTTGCTACTTTGGGTAAAGATGGTGTTGTTAACTATGGCACAAACATTATTCCTAATGTTGGAGATGAAGCCCTTGCTGCAAACCAAGCTGCAACAGAAGCCGTAAAACCATTTGCAGAAAGAGCAACACCTTGGGAAAAGATTGGTTCTGGCGTTAAAACAATTACGCAATCCCCCGGTGCTGCATTAGATTTTGCTAAAAATAATTGGCAGTCTGGTTTGGCAGCAATGGCTCCTTTTGCGGCTGTTCAAAATACTAGCGGCGCTACCGCGCCCGCAGGAACCCCTGCATACATTCGCCAAAAGATTTACGACCCTGTAACGCACCACATGATTGATTTGCCTGCGGTCAAGGCTAGCGAATGGGGTAGCCGTAACTTCTCAGACATCTATCAACAACCTACCTCCGCCGCAACAGGCGGTATCGTGGCACTAGCTCATGGCGGCATGGCGCATTTTGATGGTTCTATTAGTAGCGATGTAGCAAGTCAAATACAAAACGCGTATGAAGGCGGCAATTATGGTGCCGTGAATGATTTGCTTTCAGCCAATAAAATAACACAACAACAAGCGGCAAATCAATGGGGTCAAGATGTTATTGGGAATGTAAGCCCTTCGGTTAGCTTCTTTAATCCTACTAGTAGTTTTGCTGCGGCGCCATCTACATTTACAGGCGGACAAGTTTTATCTAATTACAGTCAAGGATTACCAGTTGATTTGGGATTGCCCGGAGCTAGTCAATTTGCTGCAAACACGTACACGCAACCTTCTGCTATGGACAATACGATTATTACGTATTTACAGGAGAACGGTTTAATAGGCCCTGGCGGAAAGTATGATGCCGCAGGAATTGCTGCTGCTGAAAAAGCAAATAAAATATCAGATGCACAAGTCCAACAAGCACTTAAAGATTACAACAACTCTTATTTTGCTAAACAAGCAGAAGCTTTATTTGCTCGTACTAACCCAACAGCCACAACACCTGTTGCTCCTGTAGCTCCTACAACAGTGCTTCCACCACCAGTAGTAAAAGTTGCTACTGCTACGCCTTTACCGGGAACTTCAAGTGGCGGCGGCGGCGGCGGCGGCGGAGGAGGAGGCGGGGGTGGTGGTGGCGGTAGCCCCTTAGCTACAACAGCAACCGTATTACCAACGAACCCACAAACCAATGCGCCCAAGGGCACAACTAATCCATACGGCAATGTCAATAATCCCGGTGACATTACAAAAAATGCAGATGGGTCAATCACTATCCAACCTAATGAACCCGGCAAGCCTTATGCTGGTTGGTCAGGTATGAATGAAGTTAACAATGCTTGGACAGCAGGAGGCGGTAGCCCCGGTTATTTCCCCCCAGCGCCTAAAACAGCGGCGGAAGCCAACACACAGTTCAATAAGATGACTGGTGATTCTTTAGCAGCATACAATTTTTTAACAGGTCAAGGCACAGCGCCTCTTAAAACATCGGCGTCAAAAGTATCTAGGTCATATATGGAAGCGGTATTGGGTATTAAACCAGACGAAAAAATTTACGCATCTGATGTACAGTATATTTTTGATCCTGTGACACATAAACGAACACTCAATCCAAATTACAAATCTTCTTTGATAACAGGCACGCCCGGCACTTCTGGTAGTACGCTTACGCTTCCCGGTGGTGCAATTGCTACATATGATGGCGCATCGGGTTTGTACTATATCAACGGTAAATACTATGACGCTAACGGTAAAATAGTTAATTACTCAGGTGAGTATAAAGAGGGCGGTCTTATGGGTATGGCTCGTGGCGGTACTGCGCGTCATCCATTCTTTTCAAAAACAACAGGCAAGTTTAACTTTAATCCCCCACAGGTTTACGCAGATGGTGGCATGGCAATGGGTGGCCTTGGTACTTTAGGAGGCTATTCTGATGGTGGTCGCTTACTCCGTGGCCCGGGGGATGGCGTATCAGATTCTATTCCTGCCTCTATTGGTAATCGTCAGCCTGCACGCCTTGCTGATGGTGAGTTTGTGGTGCCTGCGCGTATTGTGTCTGAAATAGGAAATGGTTCTACTGAAGCAGGTGCTCGTAAGCTTTACGCAATGATGGATCGTGTACAGAATGCACGCAGAAAAACAACTGGCAAAAAGCAAGTGGCAACCAATACAAATGCCGCTAAATACCTACCCGTATAAGGAAGAATCATGGCATCAGATCCACAATTCATGTCATCCACGGTATCGCAAACTTCGATACCAGACTACGCTAAAGCGGATGTAGAAAATTTAATTGGTAATGCTCGGGCTATTACAGATCCTAATGTTGATTATCAACAGTATATGGGAGACCGGGTAGCGCAGTTCACGCCCTTACAGCAACAAGCGTTTGGTAATGCGGCTACTATGCAAACTGCACCGCAGTTGCAAGATGCAACAGCTCTTGCGGGTATGGCGGGTCTTGGCGCTCTTAATCAACAATACACGTTCAACCCAGCTAATTTCAACACCGCGTTTAGCAACGCCAATATTAAAGATGCAAAGGGCAATATAACTGGCAACAGCATGCTGAATCCTTTTACAGGCGTCATGGATGCGGCAGCTTATAGAAACGCACAAATACAAAATAATGCAATTAATGCACAAGCTACATTAGGCGGTGCGTTTGGGGGAAGTCGTAACTTCCTTATGCAAAACCAAAACAACGCTGAATTGCAACGCAATCTAGGCAAAAATCAATTTGATGCGTATAACCAAGCGCAACAACAGTACAACACCCAGAACCAGCTCAATGCTCAACAGCAACAGTTTGGCGCGGGTCTTGGGTTGCAAGGTCTTCAAGCAGCCAATACTGCCGCTTCAAACTTAGCTGGCATTGGTCAACAGCAATACGGGCAAAACATGGGCATCAACGCTCAACAATCCCAATATGGTGGCATACAGCAACAGCAAGTTCAAAATCAATTGAACAACCAATATCAAGACTTTTTAAATTATCAAAACAACCCATACAAACAGGTTAGTTTTATGTCTGATATTTTGCGTGGTCTTCCAATTCAACAAAGTACAGGCAGTGTGTATCAAGCGCCTCCTTCTATGGTGTCTCAAGCCGCAGGTCTTGGGGTTGCTGGTCTAGGCTTAAGCAAACTAGGAGTGTTTGCTGGAGGCGGAACAATCAAAGAATCGCACGGTCTACAAGACCTTGCACTAGCACAAATGGGAGCATAAGATGGCAATGAATCCAATGGCAGGAATGGGTCGTCCCCCAGCAATGGGTGGTATGCCTCCTTCAATGGGCGTGGCTCCTATGGGTCAAGCACCTACCGCACAAGGCAATAGCGGAATTATGCCTTCTGTACAAAGTATTAAAACGCTTACAGAAACTTTACGTTATATGCCCGAAGCGGAGTTGCACCAATATGCAGCCATGCATAGGAACGATCCTTTTGTGTTTCCATTGGCTTTTCAAGTAAGTCAAGCACGCCAACAAATGCGTGCTGGACAAGCCGCTCAAATGGCAGGTCAAAAACCACCTTCTGTAGTGGATCAAGATTTGGCACAGATGGCACCTCAAACTTTGCCAGAAGATCAAGGCATTGGCGCATTGAACGCCCCTAACTTACAGAACATGGCTGATGGCGGTATTGCTGGGTACGCTGATGGTGGCCAACAACCTGGTATGTTTAACTACGCTCAGATGGCCCCAGCAGTTGACTTACACCCCGACAGTGGCGTGACTCCAAGAAGCATGGCAGGCGGTGGTATTGCGCATTTTGCTGGTGGTGATTTTGTACGTTCTACCAATGGTGGTAAGACATGGTTCTTAGATGTGCCAGAAGAAGTACGCGATCCTAGCGTTCCTTATTACCGTTTAATTCCAAATCCTGCGGCTGAACTTAATAAACGTGAATTTAAATCAAGTGCGGAAGCGGCTAAAGCATACGATGAGAAGTATGGGGCTAAACCCGCACTTGCAACAGACACCACAAAACCTACAGGTATACAAACGGTAGCACCTAACTCAGGGGCAGATCTTGGCCCTGAATATGATAAGTTTTTGGAAAAACCCCCGCTTGAACAAAAAGAAAAGCCTTATTCCCTTCCTGTACCTCAAGCGCCCGCTGGCCTTGGTGGTAAACAGCTACAGTCTTTGATAGCGCCAACATCTATTGAAGACATGAAAAAAGCTCAAAGTGCTTTTAGGGTAAACCCTAATCAAGTGATTGATCCTTTCCAAGCGGAAAGAAAAAATATTGTTGAGTCGCAACAAAGAATGACTGAAGAAGAACTAAGGAATTTTGAAACGTCTCAAAAAGAACGCGGCGATGTTTATGCCAACCGCAAAGAACGCCTTGCAGGGCAAGAAGGAAAACTCAAAGGCAAAGAACAAGAAAACCAAGGGCTTTCTTTGTTAGAGGCTGGTTTGGTTATTTTTGGCGGCACTTCACCTTTTGCTGGTGCAAATATTGGTGAAGGCAAAGTAGGTATTAAGTCTTATAGAGAAGGCCAAGACAAGATTGAAAGAGCTAGAGATCGTTTGAGCGATGCCAAAGACCGTATTGAAGACTTGGAAACCAACTACAAAGACATGTCTGACCGTGAAAGACGTGGTCTAAAGTCCAATATCAACAAAGCTACAACTGATGGTCAACGCTTAATGTTAGATGGTGTGACGCAAGCGTATGGTATGGATCGTGCCGATGCTACAAACTTAACAAAAACATATCTTGAGAATGCGGACAAAGCCAAAACCCGTGGCCTTCAAGCGCTTATATCCAGTAATGAACAAGCGGGCGCTAATTACCGTACTCAATTGGGTTTGACTGCAATGCCTGAACAAGTAAAAATGGCCAAGCTTTTGGGTGGCCCTACGGGGGATTTAGAAATAGGTTTAAAAAGATTAACAGAAATCCAAGCTGGCAAACTAAATCCAATACAAGAATATTTAAAATATCAATTAGAAATGAGTAAAACTAAAGATCCTTTTACTGGACAACCGTTACCTACGTTAGGCGCTAAAGAATTTTTTGATAATTTGGCAGATGCACAAAAAGCTTTGGCCGCTATGGGAGGCCCCGGTAAATTAAAAAATACAGCCCCTCAAGTCTTGCGTCCAGACAATTAACGTGCATAATATGCACATCTCTACAATTTAATTTCTATGCCACAGTATCTCGACTTACCGGACGGATCAGGAATACAACTACGTGAAGGCGAATCAGCCGATCAAGCGTGGTCTCGTGCCCAACAACAATATCCGGATGCGTTTGGCATAAAAGAAAAAAAGAAAGAAACACCTAAACAAAAACCAAGAGAAGGTTTTAAACCTGCTTTTGAAGCCGCAACAGAAGAGTATAAAGGTGGCCTTGGTGCTTTGGCAGGAAAACTTGGGATCATTAGCCCCGAAGAAGGCGAAGCGTATTACAAAGCACAAAAGGCAAAAGGCCAACAAATATACCAGCCTACAGAAAAAGGTTGGTTTGAAGCCCCCGGTACTAAGTTTGGAGAGCTATTAGGCGGTTCCATTCCGTCTATGATTGGCCCTGCTGTTGCAGGTGTTGGTGCTGGATTAGCCGCCCCCGGATTTGCCCTTGCTGGATTAGGCGCAGGTACTTTGGCCGCATTGGGCGTGGGTACTGGGCAATTTACTGCATCAAATTTAGCCCGTAAACTAGATGAAGGCGAAAAGCTAAAAGAAGCAAGCCTTGGTGAATCTTTTGCTGCAGCTCCATTTCAAGCCGCTTTAGACACTATGGGTCTTCGGATGATTCCGGGCGTTAAGAAACTTTTTGGTGACGCCGCCATTAAACTGTCCAACGCAGAAGCTAAAAAGATTGCTACACAAGGGTTGACTAAAACTCTTGGAGACTACGCCGCTACTGGCGTAAAAGTATCGACTGCTGAAGGTTTAACAGAAGCTGGCCAGCAAGTGCTTGAGCGTTTGCAAGCAGGTTTATCTATTACCGACCCCCAAGCCCGCCAAGAATACCTTGACAGCTTTATTGGCGGTGCTGTTCTTGGTGGCACATTGTCTGTACCTGGACGGTTCTTTGAACGTGGGTCTGCTAAATCTCAAGCGGCGGCTGCTGATCGTGAAGAACAAGCCGCTAAATTAGCACAACAGCAAACGCTTGATACCCAGCAACAGCAAGAACAAGAAGCCTTTAAACAAACACCTAAGTACATCACGGATTTAACAGGCCGTTGGACTGCTTTTGATACTCAGTACAAAGATTTGTTGGCAAAGACAAAAGTTAAAGTAGCAAACGATGATCTTGTTGGGCAAGAAGATAAGAAAGAAGCCAAGGCCGCACTTAAAGAGTTGATGAATGATCCTGCCAATCAAGAGTTAATCAATGAGTACCGTGCCGTCAAATCAAAAGTAGACGCAGAAAAAGCTGCTGTTGAACAAGCTAAAGTTGAAGCTGAAAAGAAAGCCGCATACGATCAATCCATGCAACAGCCCGGCGCTCAGGGCGAGTTGTTTGGTGGAACTGCTGACCAAGATTTAATTGAAGCCAGCCGTGCTCAACAGCAACAAACGCCTATACAGCCTGCGTCCATGTCTTCTGAAAAGTTTAATGAAGAACAAGCAGCGCTTTCTACAAAAATTCAAAATATTACTCAACTTGCATCTGAAGCAACGGATGAAGACAAGATAGACCAGTACTCTAAAGAACATGATGCTTTAGAAGAAGAACAACGCACCCTTGATGCACAACGTGCACAAATACAGCAAGCAGAACCCGGCGCTGTTCTTTATAGTCCTCAAGACTTAAAACCTGAAAACATTGATATTGATTTAGCAAATGCGCGTAAAAAACTAGCCAAAGCCAAAGAAGTAGGTGACATGGCGGCTATTAAAAAAGCAAACACGCAAATCCAAGACCTTAAAAGTAGAGAAGGTTTGTTCAATGCCACCAATGTTGGGCGCGCGGATACTCAACAGTTTTATGATTTGCTTGTAAGTTCTGGGATTGCTGACCAAATAGCTGATGGTAAAAAACAAGCACAGCAAGAACGTGAAGCACTTGAAGCCAAATTTGGAAAAGGCCCTAATTTAAATGTTGTAAGAGATGAAAACGGTAAAATTGTTTCCGGAAATGTAACTAAATTTCCTCCAGCTAAAGGGGAAAAATACGGGCAAACTGTTTTTAACTTTAATGAAGAAAAACCCGGAACAGAAACCGAAGCATTAAAAAATATGGCGGCAAACAGAACGCCTATTTTTGAAAATTCGGTTGCCAAAAAAGAAGCAGAAGATGCCCGTAAAATTATGGCCATGTTTGCGCCTAAAACGCATAAGACCCAAACGGGTAAAATTATTTTATTGCCTCCTCCTGAGCAAGACTGGAACAGACTAAAGACCGATCCTAAAAATGTTGAGTATCAACAGGATCGAGAAACTCTTAAAGAAACGCTTGAAAAAGAAATTAGAGAACACCGTAAAGAAAGTAAAAAAGACGAAGTACTTCCTTCAATTCATTCTTTTTTAATTAACGAAAAAGAAAAACAATTAGCGGATGTTAATCGCCGTATTTCAATTGGGCAAAAAATTTCTACTGTAACACGGGAAGAAGAAGGCCCAAGTAACGCACAACTACAAGACGAACGAATATCCGATCTTATAGATCGATTGCTACCCAGAGCGTTGGGTTCTGAAGAAGCCAAAACTACAAAACTTATATCACCTGCAGATGTAGTTGAACAAAGAAAGAAACGCCAAGAAAAGATTAGTAGCTTTAAAGAGCGTTTGACCGAACTCAAACGCATACTACCTGCAATGCACGCTGAAGTTATCAAAGGTGCAGAAGCGGCAAAACATATACAAGTTAAACCCCAAACGCCTGCTTACAACGCCGCATTGGATGGCGATATAAAAGACGCGCAGGGCGAAATTCAAGTACTAAAAGAAGAAAAACTTAATAAACTAGAGCCTTCTTTAGCCAAGTTAAAAGAAGAAATGCGCAGCATTATCAAACGTGCTGGCAAAGAAAATGATACGGCATACGTCAACGAGCGTATGAACTCGCCTGAGATTCAGGATTTGAATGGCCGTATAGCGGCAATAGATCGCCGCATCTCCCGTTTAACAGATCTGTTACAACCGCTCATCATCAGTCCTGATCTTATCAAAGCAACCAAAGTCACTAAGCCTTTGAATGAGCAGTACCAAGATTTGGTAGATGAGTACAAATACTTGATGGGGCGTGTTGAACAGCTTGAGTCTATTGGTGTTGCAGGTGCTGTTGAAGGCCCCGGACGTAATTTGCCTATTATAGAAGCTGATACACAACTGCGTCGTATTAGAGAAAACAACGACATTCTTGCCGAACTAAAAGACAAGATAAAGAAATCTGGAAAACCTACAGACCCACAAAAAGTAAAAGCGCTTGAGGAACTTAGGACACAACGCACCTTTGTTGAAGATGAAATCAAAGACGCTGAAACCACATATAAGCGTTTGCAAGAACGAGAGCAACAAGCTCCTGCTGAAAAAGAAAGAACCCAAGGCGATTTGTTTGCTTTGTCTAGCGCATATGGTAAATCATCTGAAGAAGTTCGTAGTATTCAAAATACTTTAGATCGGTTGTACAAAGAACGAGATGATATTAAAGAAGGCTTTAAACGTCGTGGTCAAGAAGCCAGTACGCCTCAATTACAGGCACTGCTTGATGCTTTTGCCAAAGAACCTACAGGCCGTTATCAACAAATAGCCAAAGAAATTGAACGCTCTGAACAAGAACTTTTAAACGCTACAGGCAAAGCCTCTGAGAAGTATCAAGCATTTGCTGACGAGCGTGAAGCAGAAAGAACAGCGCCTACTCCTCAAGCAGAACAAAAACTTTTACCCGGCTTTGGGTTAAAACAATACACAACGCTTAAGAACCCAGTACCTAAAGAGGTAATGGATGCCGCTAGAACAAAACAAGTTAACTTGCAAACGCAGTTGGAAAAAGTCCGTGCGGCTGCAGGTAAAACAAGCAAAGAAGAAACTGACCTAATTAATGAATTGGCGCGTTTGCGCAAAAGCAAGGTTTCTAAAGGGGCCATAGTTGGCACCAATGTTACGTATGCAAAACAAGTAGAAGAAAACCTTGCTAAGCGTATTGAAGATGCACGAAATGCGCGTGAAAAAAATCTTGTTAAACAAGAAGAAAAATTACGTGAACAAATTGAAAAAGCTAAAGTTAAAGTGCAAGAGCTTGAGTCCAAGCAACGCATGTACGAAGAGCAACAAGATGTTATTCGCAAGGCAACACCGGGACAACGCGCTTCTGAGCGTCTTATTGCTGGTGAAGGGTATAGAGTTATTGCGGGTAAACAAGCAGGTAAGATTCGTACAAAACCTACAAAACTTGCAAGCTGGGGATTAAAAAAACTGGCTAAAACAGAAGCGGTTAAACCTGACATTTTAGGAAAAGCCACCGCCAAAATGGATGCGGCTAATAAAGTAGTGCAAATGGCTACTAAAGAAAGAAAAGAAGTTCAAGGGCCTTATTTGGTAGAAATGGGTAAAGCCCGAGAACGCTTGTTTAAATTAAACGAAGCAGTTAATAGCCTTGCAAAAGAAGCAGAAAATATATTGGCTGATGATAAAGCTTTAGGAGCTCTTTTAGAAATTGACCAACTTCAAGATTTTTTAGAAAAATACGGTACTCGCGCAGAAGTTGACAGTGTTGATAATATTTTTAATTATTTTAATGAAGAAATGACGCCTGCACAAACAATGCAGTTGTATGGGCAAATGGTGGCTAATGTGACTAACATGAGTAAGCAAGTTGTTCCGTTGGAGAAAAAATTAAATGAAATTAAAGAACAATTTGATGAGTTAACAAATGAAAAATACTACTCAGGCCCCGCACTTGAAGAAAAAACCAATGCGTTAATTAAAGAAGCAACGCCTGTTGATAAAGCACATACTAGAGCTTCCGTTAAATATGCTATTGCGCGCCGAGATTTGTTGGCTTTTCAATACCGTGCTTCCGAAAAAGTACGCGCTGCTTATACAGAAGCCGTAAAAATAAGAGACGTAGAACTCAACGCACAACTTAACAACCCTGCCTTTAAAGATGCTACCGAAGCTATTAAACAAGCTCAAGCTGTGCAAACGGAAGCTGAAAAAAGAGTTGAAGACGCAAGAGCAGAAGTCCAAAAACAAGTGGATAAACTCAATGCTGAACGCCGTGCTAAAGAAAAAGCACAAGACGATTTGCTCAAACAAGCCAAAGCCGAAAGAGGTGGTGTGCCCGCTGAAGTTGCCCAACGTGGTAGAGAAGGTTTGGGACTTGAAGGCACGCGTGTTGAGTTGGATACTTCAGGCCCTCTTGCACAAGCTGTACAAAACAATGCCAAGAAAATGCTTGGCATGGCACAGACGCAGCTTAAAGACGCTGTTGACCGTGACGACACCGAAGCGGTTAAGAAACACACACTAGAAGTTAAACGTTATGAGCGTGAACTTGAACAAGTTTTGCCTGTGGCGGAACGTAAGGTTACTGAAATAACCAATGAAACAACTCCTGCTGAACAAGAGGAAGTTGAGCCCGGTGAACGTATGCCAAATAGACGGGAAGGCCCCGTTGTTCGTACTGCCGCTCGTGCCCCTAACGCATTCCTTTCCGGTACTGTAGAAAGCCGTACACCTATTGGTGCTCGCAATCGTCCCACACAAGCGGGTACTATTAAGTTAAGAGCCGCTGATTTAGACCCAGAAAAATCCAACGCCATTAGTTTGCATGTAACTAAAGAAAAGTTGGACGCTACCAAGGCGGGTACTAAACGCAAAGAAACTTTACAAAAACAATACGATAGAGCCATCAAAGGTTTGACCCCAGAACAAGTAGAACAACGCTTGGCTGAAGGTAAAGAGCTTATGAAAGAAGGCGGTGACATTGAAGTTATTGCCGCTAGAGAGCGTTGGAGAGAATCGGAAGCTGTTTTGGCTAGAGCGGAACAAGCACGTAAAGAAGCCAAGACACCTGCTATGAAAGAGATTACTCAAGACGATCTTGAAGTAGCCAAAGAAAAAACCGATATTTTAGAAGCACGCTACAAGGACGTAAAAGCCAAAGCGTTTGCAAAGAAAAACAACGCTCGTGTAGATGAAGTAGTTGAAGAAGATATTGAGTTGACCGACAAAGCAAGTAAGTACAATCGTTTAAATAAAGCAATTGATGATGCTGATGATGAATTCTTTGCTGCTGCCGCTCGTGAAGCTCCCGGCACCGTGTTACCTGACAATGCAATTAAAGCGTTGCTTGATGGAAGTTTAATTAACGCGCTTGAGCAAATAAAAATTGATACTAAGGGGTTCTTGTCTGAACACGCTGCTGCTGTGCGTCAATTCCTTGTACGCACCAAAGTTGAGATAGTACCTGAGATTATTTACAAAGGTAATAGCGTGCCAGCCCTTTATGACCCTGGCACAAACACGGTGTACTTTACGCCTAAAGGTTTTACTGTTGAAGATGTTGTGCATGAAGCTACGCACGCCGCAACCATGCGCGTGCTTACAATGCCCGTAAAAGACTTGACACCCGTGCAATTGGCTGCTCGCAGAGAGTTGGAAGCCATGTTCAAAACGCTTAATAGAGACTCTAAGTTTAGTAAGCAGTACGGCATGGAAAACATAAAAGAGTTTGTCTCTGAAGTTTTATCCAATAAAGATCTGCGTGCCTTGATGGACAAAAAGCCTTGGTTTAAAGGCAATATGCTTATGCAGTTCTTTAAGAGGCTGTTGGATTTCTTTAGAACCAATAAGCTTGGCGAAGCAATGGTGCCAAAGGCAGAAGCGCTAATTAGAGATATTTTCTTGCCTTCACGTATTATTGAAAATGTAGAAGCGGTGGGGGCAGCACCCACGTACAAGTCGGCTTTGATAGGTTCGTCTCCAAGCAAGATGGAAAACTTTAGAGGCAATTTCTTAGGGCTTGGTGGCCGTGTGCAATTTATAGATAAGCTTGGCGCTGCAGATGCGGCTATTGTGGCTGGCGAAGGCGCAAACAAATTAACAAGCACCGAAGCATTTAACACCCAATACTTTATGCGTATGGGAGATCAAGTCTCTACTGCCGCAGGCCAGTTTATTTTGCACGGGCCCGTAAAGATTATGCATGAAATAATCAACGGCATTAAAGAGTTTCGTTACCAATCCCAAAAAGGGGCTACGTTAGTTGGCGTGAGCGAATACCTTGAAAAATTAACTAAAGCATTAGGGGTTTCTCCAGAAGAAGCGGAGCGTTTGGCCACTGTTTTGA